GAATAGACAAGATCATGATAATTCAGATAAACTTTATAAAGAAGATGAATCTTTATTTTTACCCGACCAAGATTTAAATTTAGAACACACCAATACTAAAATCGTTGATGTTTTTAATGAAAAGTTTTGGGCAGTAGCTTATAAGCAATACGCAGAAAAATATACAATATTAAATAATTTAAGTCCTCATAAAATATATTCAATGAAACTGCAAAAAACAGAACCAGGACAAGGGTATCATGTATGGCATTGTGAATCTGGTACTAGAGAGTCATCTAATCGTTTACTTACATGGACTGTATATCTTAATGATGACTTTGAAGCAGGTGAAACAGAGTTTCTTTATCAACAATACAGATACAAACCACAAAAAGGAGATTGTGTAATTTTCCCTGCAGCATTTACACATACACACAGAGGAAACCCTCCTATTGGTGGAGACAAATATATCATCACTGGATGGATAGAATTTTAAGGAATGTTATGCCAACACAAAGAATTAATTTTACAGAATGGTTACCTGACCAACCTAATATTATTGATGGGTTATCAGATGCCAAAAATGTTATTCCAGAAGCTGTTGGTTATGGACCTATGCCGTCTGCAGCAAACTTTTCTCAAGATGCGTCAGAAAACATTAACAATGTAGGTGCAGGCTATTACGGATCTGTTACAGAAGTCTTTGCAGGTGGATCAAGCAAATTATTTAAGTTTAACTCTACTACTACTGCATTAGATGATGTATCTAAATCTGGTGGATATTCTGGATCTACAAGATGGAAGTTTCAACAGTTTGGTAGCAGACTTCTTGCAACTAATGGCAATCAACCTGTACAAGTATGGGACATAGGATCATCTACAGCATTTGCAGATGTATCAGCAGATGCACCTGTTGCTAAATATATTACTGTAGTTAAAGATTTTGTGGTTGTAGGTAATGTAGGAACAACAGAGCCAAACAAAGTTCAATGGTCAGATTTGAATGACGAAACAGTATGGACTACTGGCGGAGCATCTCAGGCAGATTATCAATTAATTCCAGATGGCGGTAATGTCAATGCAGTCACCGGTGGAGAGTTTGGTTTAGTATTGTGTGAGCGATCAGTCACTAGAATGACATACGTTGGATCACCATTATTCTTTCAATTCGATGTAATATCAAGAAATGTAGGATGCTCTGTACCTAACTCTGTAGCACAATTTGGTAGCAATACTTTCTTCTTATCAGAAGATGGTTTTTATATGTGTAATGGAGAAACAATCACACCAATCGGTGCTGAAAAAGTAGATCGTTATTTCTACAAAAATGCAGATCCTGTTGGATTATCTAGCATGAGTGCCACATCTGATCCTATTAATAAATTAATTATTTGGGATTATCTTACTATCAACAATACTCGTGAATTGCTTATTTATAACTGGCAGACACAAAGATGGTCAAGATCAGATACCATTGCAGATTATGTATCGTCATCTGCTACACCTAACGTTACATTAGAAGGTTTAGATACTTACAGTTCATCCATAGATACATTACCTGCATCATTAGACGCTAGATTATGGGCAGGTGGTAAATACTCATTTGTAGGAACAAGTGGAGCTAAGATAGTTACATTTACAGGCAATAATAAAACTGCTGAGTTAGTGACTAATGACTTAGAATTTGGTTATAACTCTGTTGTTACATTAATTAGACCAACTGTTAATAATGGATCAGCAAATGTATCAATAGCGTCTAGACGTGAACTAGATGACAACATTACATATTCTAGCTCTGTATCAGCATCATCTGAAGGTAGATGTAGCGTAAGAAGTGCAGGTCGTTATCATAGAGTAAAACTTACACCAACAGGCAATAATTGGAGTCATGCGGTTAGTGTAGATATAGATCATCAACCACAAGGAAATAGATAATGGCTCGTGATATGTATCGCAAGCTACCACCTCCTGGTGGCACACCCAGACAAGTAGCAGAAGTAGTTAATAATCTTTTAGAAGGCAAATCTAACAACACAGGTGAATTTACACTTGATACAGGATATGCTACTACAACAACTATATATAATGAACGTATTGGTGTTAATTCTGTAATCTTATTAATGCCTGCAAGTGATGCTGCAGAAACAGACGTAGCACCTTATGGTGAATTTATTTCTACATCACAACAATTAGCACCTAGTGTTGGTAATACAGCAGTTGTTACATTTGATTCAACACATGAATCTAATGGTGTGTATTTAGATGGCTCTAATCCATCAAGAATATATGTTAGAAACAATGGAATATACAAAGTTTTATTTTCATTGCAATTAGCTAATGCTAATAATGATGCAGAGTATGCAGATGTATGGTTTAGAATTGATGGAACAGATGAAGCAGAAACAGGAAAAAGATTTGGTTTACCAGCTCGTAAATCTAGTGGTGATCCATCTCATTTAACTGGAACTACATTTCATGTGTTAGAGCTTACAGCAGGTCAATATATTGAAATAGCAGGTGCTACATCATCTACAGATATATCTTTAGAGGCATTTGCAGCATCTACATCACCATATACTAGACCAGCAATACCATCTGCAATTTGCAGTGTTCAAGCTATTGCAGCAAGTAGTTATGGTAGTATTTATATATCTTCTCAACAACAAGGACAAGCCACAGTAAGCCATTTTGCTAACGACACAGCGAACAAGACTTATAAATATGTTATAATTGGATAGTGTATATTTTACAAGGATATATCCTATGGATAAGAATTTATTTGTAGTTCCTACAAATCATATCCACCAATTTTGGCACTTAGCATCAGAACATTTACAAAAAGCAATAGATGTAAGTTCTGGTGAATTTACTATAGATCAATTAAAACAATTCGTAGCACAAGGTCAGTCAGACTTATTACTTGTGTTAGACGAAGAACATAAATGTCATTGTGCATTTACTGTTCAGTGGATTAACTATCCTAATGACAGAGTTGCTTATATCACTTATATCGGTGGTGTTACCAATAAAAAATGTTGGGAGCAATTCTGCACATGGGTAAAAAACAATGGTGGAACAAAGATACAAGGTTCTACTAAACTATATGGTATCGTCAGATTATGGCGTATCAAATGGGGTATGCAACCTAAATATACACTAATGGAGTTAAAATTATGACCTTTTTAAAAATCTTTAAAACCTTCTTTGGATTGAATCCAGATGCGTTTACCTTTTATGGTGGCGGTGGAGGTGGTGGTGGTAAATCTACACAGACTACACAACAACAACTAGATCCTACAGTTCGCCCATTCGTTGAATATGGTTTGCAAGAAGCTAAACAGTTATATCAAACACCTGGTCCTTCATATTACCCATATCAAACATATGTATCACCATCTCAACAAACACAAGCTGCATTACAAGCTGCTCAATCAAGGGCATTAGCTGGATCTCCATTAGTACCTGCAGCTCAACAACAACAATTAGCTACGATACAAGGTGGATATTTAGGCAATAACCCATATTTAGCACAAGCAATGTCAGGTGCTGCTTCAGAAGCAACACAAAGATATATGGATGCAATACAAGGAACTCGTAGCGGTGCTGCACAAGCAGGTCGTTATGGATCAGGTGCTATGTTTGAACAACAAGGCAGAGCTCAACAAAATCTTGCAAATGCACTTGCTCAAGAAGCAGGTCGTCTGATGTATACTAATTATGGTCAGGAAAGACAGGCACAGCAACAAGCAATCCAACAAGCACCTCAAATGGCTGCGGCTGATTACTTTGATATTCAACAATTACAAAACGTTGGACAAACAGCAGAGGATTACCAACAAGCTGCATTAGATGCTGATATTGCACGATACGAATATGGTGCTAACTTACCATATACTAAACTTCAATCATACTTGTCGGCAGCTTATGGAGCACCTATGGGACAAGTTACAACAGCATCATCATCAGGAGGTGGCAAATAATGTTTGGATTTTCACCATTTATAATTCCTGCAATTCTTAATGCACCACAGTTGTTTAGAGGTGATGTAGGTAATTATCTTAAAAATACAACTTTACAAGGTGGTATAAATACTGCTGTAGGTAATATTGCACCTAACTTTAATATGAATCCTGCACCATCTTATGTACCAGGATTTACTCCTCCATTAGCATCTAATATTCCAGGAAACTTAATTGGACCACAATCTGTACAGCAAGGATTATTATCTAATGCAGGTTCAGCAGCAAGTATTGGTCCTAACTTTGGTACAGCTAATCCATTAAATACAACATCAAGAAGTATGATGGAAACATTAGCACAAACATCACCTCAAAATGCAATGACATACAATCCACAATCTGTGGTTGACCAAAATCTTTTTGGTACTGAAAGAATAGGTCCTAACCTAAGTGGTGATATAGCAAGACAAAATGAAATGACTTATGGTCCACTTACCCAATCTCAAAATGTTGTTCCGGACATGGGCAAAGTAGTACCTCCTGAAACCAGAGATTTAGCAACTGCAGGTGGTTATGAAGAAGAAAGTATGTTTAATAAAGCATTTAAAAATCTTAAAAAATATGCAGAAGAAAAACCATTAGAAGCAGGAATGTTAGGTTTAACTGCAGGCGGTGCAATATATGAAGGTTTAAAAGAACCTGAAAGACCTCCAATGCAACCAACACTAGGACCTAAATTAGGTGGTGGTAGTCAGGTTAATGTTGGAACACCATTACAAGTTGCAAGATCAACACCAAGAAAAAGAAGGGCATAAATATGGGACTATTAGATCCACTTAATCCATTATCAGGATTATCAGGGATACCAGGAGTATCTGAGTTACCTGGAGCAGAATCATACGTTACTACACAAGGAGTAACTGGTGGTTTAACTAATTTAGCAGATGCTCTTGCAAAGCAACAAAACCCTGCGTTAGCTATTGGTAGAACTGGTCTTGGATTTATTAGCGGCAGACAACAAGGTATGACTGATCTTGCGAATATGCAAAAGCTACGTCAAGACATATTAAAAAGTGGTTTAGATATTCAGCAAAGTCAATACAACCTAATGAAAGCACCATTAGATATTCAGAAACTTGGACTAGATATATCTGAAAAAGAATTAGATGTGTCAAAAAAACAAGTATCTAATAATGCTATATTACAATTATTGCAATCATTACCTAAGGAAGAATTAGCATTAGCGGCAAGTAATACTGACAAATGGTTAGATAATTACTATAAACGTACTGCACCAACTACTGATGTTCTTGAATATGAATATGCACTAAATCAATATAAATCAGGAATTGGAGAAAACCCAGGTTCATTTGGTGATTGGTATAGAAACATGATTAAACTCAAAACACCAACTACAAATGTTAATCTTCCATCTGAAAGTGAAAGAACCGCAGGATTCTTAACGTCAAGAGTACAAAACGCATTGAATCAAATTAATGCAGTTGTTACACAAAAACCAGGATCAGCAGCACCTGCGTTTGGAGCAGAAGCAGTTAAGTTCTTAACAGGTTCTGATTACTTAACTCGATTAACTAATCCAGTTGAAAGAGAAAGAATTGAAACTGCACAATATGATTTACTTGATGCTGCATTAACATTAGGTACTGGTGCTGCATATACTCAAGAGCAGATTGAAGCATATAGAAAATCTTATTTCCCACAACTAGGTGATAAACCTGCTGTTATTAAAGATAAAGCGGCACGACTAGAATCATTACTAAGAGCAGCTAAAATTAAAGCAGGTAGAGCAGCACCTGGGGATGTTGGATTGCCTGAAGGTGTAACTGTTAGAAAAGTAACAAAATAACTAAGGATCAATATGGGCGAAACATATATAGTAACTATTGATGGACAAGATTATGAAGTTCAATCTACCAAACCATTAACAGATCAACAAGCATATGATGCAGCTTTACAGCAATTTGGCATGGGAGAAACATTTGCATCTGGACTACCTGTAAAAGAACCAACACCTGCAGAACCACAAGCTAAAGTTCCATACTCACCAACAAAAGAATTGTTAAGAAGTACAGCAACAGGACCATTGCTTGGTTTTGCTGATGAGTTAGAAGCTGCTGTAAGAACTGGTGCTATTAGTGGACCTGAATATGAAACATTAAGAAATAGACTAAGAGCACAACAAGAGCAATTTGGTAAAGATTATCCTTTAGCATCTCTTGGTTCTCAAATATCAGGTTCTGCATTATTACCTATTGGTGCTATGACATTAGGAAAAAATGTTCCTAGTGTTTTAACTGCTACAGGAGGTGGTGCTGTATTAGGTGGTGTTCAAGGTGCAGGTTACTCTACAGATCCTGATAGATTAGCAAGCGATATTGCTGGCGGTGCATTAATGGGTGGTGCAGGTGGTGGTGCTATTGGAACTTTAGGAGCATTAACAGCACCTAAAGTGCAACCTGGTGCTAGATTGCTACAAAAAGAAGGTGTGCCATTAACACCTGGAGAAGCGTTTGGCGGTGGTTTACAAACAGCAGAACAAAGAGTACAAAGTATTCCATTAATAGGTGATTTAGTTGGTGGTGCTAGACGTTCATCATTAGAATCATTTAATAAAGCTGTGTTTAATAGAGCATTAAATAAACTAGATGAAAAAATTAAAGTGCCACAAAATATTAGCACTAAAGAAGCAGCAGATTTTACTTATGGTATTTTATCT